AGATGACTCGGGGGCGGGCCGGACCGTCTCGTACCTGGGGGAGGACAACACCACGGCCCAGAGGCCCTGGCAGATCGTATCTCTGGTGGGCACGGACCAGGATGGTTTGAAGTTGGAGTACGCGGCGAACCTCATCAACCAGGCCACAGGAAATAAGATTGACATCACCCTCCAGTTCGTCCTGAAGACCAAATTGACAATGATTTTGAGGGATGGAACGCAGTTGCAAACGCTCGCGTCGCCCGGCGACGGTGCGACCGCGACCTCCACGGCGGCGACGATGACAATTGATTGGAAGAGTGATACTTATGACTGGGGCTCCGAAGCTCCTCTGATTGGGTCATCATTGGAGGATCCCCAAGGAAGCGAGTTGGGGACTGCCCGTCCCACAACAGATTTCTTCTACGTCGACCCGTCGGACAACAAGATCAAAAGTGGGATTTCTCCGTCGGGGGTCGGTTTCCGTGCGTTCCTTGCGAGCGGCGGAACAAATCGAACTGTGGTGTACGCTTATAGGGCAGACGAGACGAGCGCAACGGCCCTTGCGAATGCCCCGGCCGGTGCGACGCACGCGAGAAAGTGGATGGCGATTGTAGGAACACTTGAGGACCTATTCAACGCCGGCACGGCCGTCACCAGCGAGTTCGTCCTAGAATCTTACGATGATGGATTCGGTGGGTACGGTCAGCCTGGGAATCTATCCATTCCTGGGGGATTCTATAATTTTAAGCGGATTTATGGATATGAAACCTATACGTATAACGGGTCTCGGTTGAGCTATCTCTGGCTAGGACATTATATGAGTCGCAACGATAGCGTATACGGCTATCTGGAGTCCAGCGGAAGCGATTTCGTCATGCGGATGAACCGGCCCATCGACTTTTATGGCGGTAAAAAATATTATGTGCCAATTCTCCACAACGGTTCGCAGACGTACGACTACGCGAGCGGCCTGCCAACGACAATTCTTGTGCCGGTCTACGAAACTTCCTGGGACCCGGTCGAAAGGAATGTCTCCAATGGAACGGGTACGTCCTACGCCGCCGGGCGTATTTTAAAGTGGGCGCTCGTCGATTTCGGGGCGGTCAAGACGAAGATTGCACATGGACAGGTGATCCCCCAATCGGAAGTCGTCGGTTTCGCTTACTCAATTATCGAGAATTTCATTATCCAGGACTTGACGAGCTTTAGGTTGATCGCGAGCGGAACGGATCTGAATAATTGGTCGGGCACTTCGAATTACACAGGGTATAGCCTGGCCGCGCTCGGCCTCGGCACCGTTACGGACAACGATGTGAGGCCATTCGGACAATTCGATTGGATTGTCCAGCCATGGGATGGCTTAAACAATCTCGTCCCTCGATGGGAAACGACGATTACTGCGGCTGCGGCTGCGGCGGCCGGAACGACGGTCGAGGAGGTGGACGTCGACATTACGACGGAATCCCTGAGTAAGCTGCGCCACGAGATCTATTACTATACGATGAATCTCACAAAGATTAATCTGGTTCCGACTGAAAAAAACTATTACTGGGACGATTCGGACGGCGTCGAGCGCTTCGTTGAGGGAACAGCCCCCCACGGCGTTGGCTTCCCGGCGTACCTCCAACAGAACGACGACGGCTCGATCAATTTGCAGAGGTACATTATATATGGCTATAATAGCTCGGCCCCCGACGGACCATCTGATCGCTGGGGTGCCGGTGCGATAACACACGAGCGAAACTGGCTCCTGATCGACGCGACGGGTCTGTCAGTGAGCTTCACCGACATGGTGAATGACTCGGCCGCCCCGGGCACGGGACTCGTTACGGGGGATACCTGGAATATCTCGGTGGATCAGCTGTACAGCGGGGACAATGGAGACGGCGGAACACTGTGTCCCACTGTGGGTGACGTCTACATGGGTGAACTCTTCACGCATCCGTATATTTCCGAGCCGCCATTCAATGCTGTCGTCCCCGAATTCAGGCACGATGGAGAACGTATGTACACGTATGTGGACGCTAAACACTATCTTCAGAATACGTTCGAAAACAGTGCGGCAGATGCCCTTTACGGGTATGTTAAATATGAATCAAATGTACCATATTTGTATATCGGCTTGCCGGACCCATCGACGAGGCGTTTCTATCCCATCTGGCACAACGGCGTAGGCAACGCGACCAAAATGATCGTCAAGGTTGTCACTGATGCTGCTGCTCCCGCGGCGACGCTGTCGACGGGTGAGACTGGCTATATAGTTCCATTCGTGTTTGTAAATCTGGGGGAAGGAGGAAATGGTCTCTCACTTGCAAAGAAGACCCTAACCAATAGCCAGGTATCGAATTACATGTGGGGTTTCGAAACATCTGAGAGTCCTGCAAATGAAGTTATCGGTCCCTGGAGGACTGGCGCGGAGCTCAACGCGATTACGAACTCAACTTCATATGGGACGCAGGGCAGAGATTACAAGGGTATCACGCACGACCCTACATTGAATATAGCCCTCTCAGATGCTTACTTTAAAATAACGGGTTCCACCTACCCGACTGTACGCATCACGACCACCGCCGCCGCTGGATCGGGTTCTCCAGGGTACACGAAAATCCTCATGAATGTCGTATTTGACCGCGAGTAATTGGTGCCATAGATTAGGAAATAGGTACTAAAAATCCATTTGTCACGAAAAACCAAAAAAATCACAAATTTTGTCAAAATGCCACTTCCCCCGGAGATACCAAAATCCTATTGAACGTGATTTTCGACAGGGATGTGTAATTAAATAATTTTTACCAGGAACAAGGCAGACCGCCTTAGAATCTGGCAAAAATTAATTGTATTTTAACGAAAAAGAATTTTATCGACCGTGGTTCTCACGCAAAATAAACGGTGTGCGAGAATTCCCACCAGGAACAAGGCAAACACCGTCCAGTAGAAATTAATGTCGAACTGTCGAGAAACGAAATAGGCCCCCAAGATGGTTCCCACCACGTCCATCACGGCAATGTCAAACAACCTCACGGAGTGAATCCCCTCGCCCGGTTTTCCACCGGAATCCCTGAGACCACAGAACATGTCTTTATACGTATGTGTTATATTATTTTTTTCTTACTAATTATCATATGCAAATCCCAAACGACGTTCGGAGAAGTATCAACAAGAAACTGTTCGGAAATCACGATCCCCACAGAGACATCACCAGGACCAGGGCTTTCAGGAATCTCCCTCTCCATCTTCGTCAGGACATCGTCAATAGGTATGAACGAAAGACGATGCTCACCACCCCCCCGAGTACCCCCCCGCGGAATCGAAGCCCCCCGGGGGCACCGAAGAAGTCGAAGAAGTCGAAGAAGCCGAGGGGGAAGTCAGCGGGCAAGGGCAGGAAGTTAAATTTTTAATATGACCCACTACCAATGGACGTTGTGTTCACCTACGGGAGATTCAATCCCCCCCACCTCGGCCACAAGATGATGATCGAGGAAATCGTCAATAGAGCAAGAAAAACTAAAAAGATTCCCGTGGTCATCGTTTCACACACCCAGGGGAATTCCAGAAACCCCCTCACCATCGACGAAAAATTGAATATACTGAAGCGATGGTTTCCGGCGGTGTACTTCTTGTCCTCCTCCAAGAATCTATCCCTCGCGAAAATTGCAAGAAATTTCACTCCCGATTCCCTGATGGTTCTTGGCGAGAATCGGGCGAACGGATTCAAACATCTATCATTCAAAAAGGTCTCCGTGGGGAGGCCGAACAACACTCCCTCCGCAACGAACGCCCGCAAGGCGGCCACCACCGGAAATAAGGAAATGTTCAGAAGTTTGACGGGATACAACCTGACGAACAATATTCGAAATAAAATACTCAAAGTGCAAACCAAGAAACGAAAGCGTAACTGAACTCAATTTTTACCAGTTTTTTCAAAATCTGGCAATAATTGATTAACTTGTCATATGTCTGGCAAAATTTACAATTGTTTTTTTATTCAACGTTTTTGTTTTTTCGAGGTATCGTTGTCGCTCTGATAGAGTATTATTACGAAATTTCTGTAAATAATTGATTTTATTCTTGAGATTTTTTAAAGATGTGTCGTTTGTTTCTCTGTTCATTTTTGACTTCAGTGATTTGATCGTCTTCTGTAAAATTTTATTATTTTTGTTTTCTAAAAAATTATTATTCCCCATCATTCGCGATCTGTTATGAAGAAACTGTTCAATTCTATAGACTTTGTTATTTTTTCTATTCAAAATAGAATTCTTAAATTTATTCTTCATTAATTTACTTAGGCTTACATTTTTCTTATTGTAAAACAATTCGAGTGGCGCGACTCCCATGTTATCTTTCATGTACGGGTTGGAACCCTTGTTGATGAGAAGGTTTAGAATATTGGAAGATCCCGGTCGTCCACAGTGGGCCAGCCAGTGCAGAGGCGTTCGTCCCATCATGTCTCTCTTATTTGGATCCGCTCCATGCTTGAGAAGCAATTTTGCCACATCAAATCGCCCGCTCATGATCGAAGTGTGTAGGGGAGTTCGTCTATAAGAATCCATCTTGTTTGGAGACACTCCCGCCGCGAGAAGTAGTTCGACAATCCTGACGTTATTTTTATCTACTGCATAAAAAATAGGTAGGTGTCCTGTTCTAGATTGTTTGTCTGGAGACGCTCCCCCCCTGAGAAGACTTCTCACCAATTTTTCATTATCTTCACCAATTGCATAGATGAGGGGTGTATAACCTATGAGGGTGTCGGCTTTGTTCACATTGGCCCCGTGGCTGATTAGCAATTCCGCCAAGTCATTGTAACCATAATCTATTGCCCATATGAGCGGGGTCTTTCCATATTCATCTGCGATGTTAATGTTATATTCTCCACCATTAAGCAACGAGTTCAACTGGTTGAATTTTCTCTTGCGATTTGATCGACTTAGTATGACAGACCTGATATTCTGCATATTATACTAACAACAAAATTATTGATTTAGGGAATACTATTTATCAGTGCCTGGGTGACGACCCCACCGAAAGAAGAATTCGCCGTCCCGGGCATGACTGCCCTCAGGTAGGGGTACAAAAACGTCATCAAAGTATTCTTGTTATTTGTACCATTGATGTTAGCGTTCCTGTGAATACCAGTCTCGTAATACAGCGAGTGCAAAACATAAATTAAATTTTCCCTCGAGAGGAGTCTGAGGGGTCGGACGAGAGCTGAGTTTCTTCCGTACCGCACGTAATACCTTCCGCTGATTCGAATCAGGGTATAAGGGATGTCAGAGTTCTGGTTGTTGTTTTGAAAGTTAAAATTCTGGATGGACCGACCGGAGGAATTTACGGAACTTCCCGCCGGGCTAACATTCCGGGATCTCGCGGAGCGTGAGTTGTAAGACCTATTCACTGAATTCGAGTGAGAAGACATTATTCTTACTTGATAAATTATTTTTTTACTTAGGGAATGATTTGTCGCACCACTGTTTGTTCACGTTACCGAACGGTCCGAACTCGAACAGGAGGTGGGTGAGGGAACCGATCAGAAATATCCTCAGCCACATATTATCGACCAAATAGGCGATGCACAGATAAACCACCATCGCAAACAAACCAATGAAAATACTCTCGCCCAGAACAGATGTGATGGTCCGTTTCATTGATATTATAATTCAAAAAAAATAATTATTTCAAACACCGGGATACTTGAAATATCTCAGTGTTTGATTTTTAATAAATTAGAATCCAAAAAATTATTTGGGTTTCCATGAAATAAACGACGGCAGGAGGAGAACTCCGATCCCGAGGATGACCAGGTCAATCATGAAAACTCTGTTCTTGATGTCGGGACACCAGTTTTTGTACGCCTCAACCTGATGACTGTCCTTCGGCTTTGCCCACCAGTAGAACATTGCCAGATACGTTGGTCCCATGTTTCTCTTGCACTGATACCAGTGATCATAATACGCTAGAAGTATATAGGGGAAGTACAGGAGGCTCAGCAAAATCCATTTATTCCTCTGAGGAAGGAACCAGTACCCACCCGAGAGGATCAATGTGAAAATAATACATTTCCAGTTCACAGCTGGTTCGGATTTGATACACTGTGTGTGATCATGTTTAGTCATGTTATAGTAAATGGGCAAAAAGAAATCAAGTGATGGACACATCGAATTGCCCGCACTCGATGTGGGCGTCGACGTGCTTTCGAGACTTGCTGTGGTAATAGCAGAATACGACTTTCATGTAACCGTTCTGCTCGTATTCATGGTCCCCGTGAAGAATGTCTTTGAGAATCTCGGCAACCTTCTCCGCCCTCTCCTGCATCGAAACACGTCCTCCGTCGTACGCGTCAGGATTCACACGGATTGTATGGACTGGGATGCATTCGCATCCATCAATTGACTGAATCGCTTCGTTCTGATCGCTGATCTTCTTCAGTTCGCACGAAGATTCTCTAGTAGAATGAGAATCCTCGTCGATCTCAACGACCACGGCAACCTTCCCGGGATTGATCCACAGAAGATCTGGACGTCGATTCGAAATGCCTTTACATGAGGAACCGGATGCCATCGTCTTATCCCTGGCGTTGGGTGGATAGCCGAATGCCTCGATGATCGCGTTACCAAAGACAATCTCGATTCTCTCGGGTACGTCTGGATCGCAGGAGGCACAGATTCCAGTTCTCATGCGTTTAGGACCCAGTAGCGCCTGAAGACATATTTTACAAATTCCAGAAGGGATTGTTGTATAGGGGCACTCGATACACCGGCCTTTTCTATTTTGGTGAGGGCAGAGTCCCGACCCTTTACACGTTTTGCAGTATACTCGATACGTTTTGTGTTCGCAGATACCGGCTCCTCCACATTTCATGCAATTAGATTTTTGCACGAGGTGTATGCAAATACTGGCTCCTCCACATTTTTTGCATTTTTTGCGTTCCCTTTCGTGCATGCAGAAACGCCTCCATGTTTGCCCGTCCCATTTGAGGTAGTCTGTGCTATTTTCGATTGGTCTCCTATCACCTTTATTCGGTGGCATATTAATGCACATGGTGAATTGTCTCTAACTTGTTTTTCATGGCGGCGAAGATTTTTCAACATTTCCTGGACCATCTCTTCTGAGAATACACGGAAAAATGCAGAAATCCTTTTCAGCGTCACGCCTTACTCGAGATTGTCTGATCTGAATGTCAATGAGATTCGCGTTGAAGAAGAACCATCCCACTTTACATCTACCAATGGCGACGATCCAATCTCGCTGGTGAAAAGTTCAACAATTTTACTGACATCTCCTTGCCAGCCAAGAGATACACATTGATCCTCTATAAGATCATCTCTATCCTGCATATGATAAAATACCCAATTATCCAATTCATCTGGTATAGCACTCACAGCACATGAGGAACAACAGTAGTAATTTTGCCGAGCGAAGAATTCTCCATTTTTCTTTTTGCGAAGTTCCCTAAATACCCTAGTAATGACAGATCTGTTCTCTTTGTACAAAACCATTTTTCGCTGTTGCAGTAATCTCTCTGCGTCCTGTTCGTTTGTGCTCATGTTTGTATTTGTATTCAATGGTTATTTACCTCTAACTTGTTGAAGCTCGAAGTTTTTTCGAGTTCATTTCAAACATTGGGATACTTGAAATATCTCAATGTTTGATTTTTAATATATTATTAATAGAGTAAAATAATTATCCCTATCATTACGCTAATTGGAAAATGCTAAACCGCCCATTCCACTGGAAATACGCAGAACATTGTAGTTGACTGCGAAGAGGTGGAGGTACTTCGCCACGGCGGAGGTGGAGGTGATGTGCAGCTGTGCGTTGTCGATGCGCGAGAAGTTGCACGTCCCGCTGGGCTGGAGCTCCTCCGGCTTCAGCGCGAAGGAATAGCAACCGATACCGGGGTAGGGGTTACCGGAGTGGTAGTAGAAGGGCTGCACCTGGTTGAAGTACTTCCCGCTGGACGCCTTGAAGCGATCCTGACCGTTGAGCATCAACTTCATCTCGTTGGTCGTACCGGAGAGCACCGTCGCGGAACCGGGGGAACCGGCGGCCTCCGTGAGGCCCTCAGACCACATGAGACCGGTGGAGGCCAGGGACGGGGAACCGCCACCCAGACCACTCTTGGTAGCACCGCTGGTCGTCAGTGTGGGAACGAGCGATGTCGACCCGGCTGGGACGCCCCACTCGGTGGTGAAGTTCCAGAGGGACGTGTCGTTCTGGCCCACGGTGGCGAAGTCGGAGATCGCCCAGACGAGCTCCTTGACGGGGTGATTGAATGACAGACGGAAAGTGCCGCTGCACGAGGTTGTGCCGGCTGTCAGGGTCTCCACACCCGTCATCTGCACCTGCTCAATGAGGTACTCGTGGGACTTCTGTGCAAACCGACGACGCTCCTCGGTATCCAGGAACACGTAGTTACCCCAGATCTTCGTCTGGCCCGCATCGAAGTCATTCGTGAAGTCGCTTCCCAGCGTGATGTCGATGCGACACTCGTGGTACTGCAGACTGATCAGGGGGAGGAAGAGACCGGGGTTACGGTTGAAGAAGAAGAGGAAGGGGAGGAACACGCGCGTGTTCGTGATGGAAGCTGACGTCATGCGGCCGTAGTTGGCCTTCTTTGTCTCGTTGAGGTACAGCTCCGAATACAGACGCCACCACCGCTGGTAGTGCTTGTCGATCCGCTGACCTCCGATTGTCAGTTCGACCTCCTGCACAGCCCGCTCCGCGGCCCAGCTCCAGTCCATACCCGGGCGGGTCGTGACGAGCTCCATGAAGCATTCGCCGATGAGATCACCGTTACGGGCGATCGTCACCGAGATGCGGCCGCCTGAGCTCCAGGAACCGTTGCTGACCTGCTCGATGGTCTCCATGGAGAAGTTGGTATGGCGACGGTAGACCGCCTGGAAGAACGTGACTTTAGGTTGACCAGTGAGATAGACATCCTGTGCGCCGTATGCGACAAGCTGGAGAAGACCACCTGCCATAGTTGAATAGTTGTATGATATGCGGAGAAAAAAAAATTCGCAAGAAAACCTGGGATAAAAAAACTGGGAAAACCTGAGTTGGATCGAGTCGATGTCGGTTGCAACTTGTTTCAGCAGGTCAAATGTCATCGATGTCTAACTCGACGTCCTCCGGGCCGATTCCTGTGGTTTCGTCAAACGTGAAAGATTCCTCGATCTCCTCCTGGGTAATTTCTTCCGAGTCCTCCTCTTTCCCGTGCAAAAATTTGTAATCGATTTCCTGTAATTTCAGTAAGTACTTGATGTCGTCATTATCATAGATGTGGGTTATGTCGAGCTTCGAATCCTGAAACTCCCTGACATCGGCCAGGACCACGTCGTTTACTTTCAGCCACTTTCGCCGATACATCTTCCCCCTCAAGATTCCAATCCTGGCAATATTATCAGAGCACAACAGGGTGAAACGCATATTTCCCAGGACCCTGGTAACCCTCCCGTACAACTGGTAATCCTCTCTGAAGGGGATTTCCTTCATTTATCATGAGGTTTAAAAATTTTTTTTCAGTTTTTTCGTGCATATGATATATGCACCGCGTGGTTTCGAATTTGGATAGTAGGTTTCATGACAAGAGTGCAGTCATGGGGAGGGAATTATCAGATCTCCGCAAGAGGATTAGGGGGTACGAGAGGGAGTTGAATTTTGTTAAGCACGAGGGAAAGAGATACGTGGTGGAGAGCAACGGGATCTTCATCAGGCTTAAACGAAGATTTCCCCGGGAACAAATGACGTTCACCGCCGCCGACCCACCCCCCCGGCACGTGATGTTCTTGATACTATATGCAACTGATGAAATCCCGGGTCCAGACCAGTACGGTTTGTCTGACGAAGAATTATATAAGGAGACTGTCCGGGCGATCCCCAGCGATCCCGAGGAGCCTGTCGAAATCGAAATAGCCTACGGCCAGGAATATATTTCGGATATACGCCAGGACCTGATGCTGACCAGGGCTCGGGTGGATTCAAAAACGAAGAATATCTCCAGGATGGAGTATAGATACAAAAAAATGTTACAAAAGCATATAATAACAATGATTGACACTGTACAAAAAACCACCGAGGGATATGGGCGTAGATAGTATAAGACATGAATACCTACATTCATTTTCACGGTTTCTTTCTTCGGTGGGAGTTGCAGGTAATTCATCAGGATGATTCCATCGAATCCATCGGGTTATTTTCGTCGCGGGAGGCTGCTGAATTTTTTGCCCAGTATAATTTGGACCCCCTGCACATGAACTCCCTGGCCAGGCCTCCCCCCTCCGACCCGAGGGTGGGGTCTATAACTAAATACGACGACATCGTGTGGATGGCCGTGGGTCCCTGTGAGCCGGGTCAGCAACGCGAGGAACTTAAGGGGTTCGCACCCACTGAGTAAATGACTGGAACCATCGCTCGGAGTGGCTATACGGCCGAGAGGTTGTTGGGGCCCAAAAATTTCAGAAAATATTTTAGTAAGGAAATAGATAGAGTTCAAATTCTTAACAAATTAAAGGTAAAAACGGACCTCGTAATTTACTTCCGCGATGGTACGTCATCCAACATCCAGACGAAGAATGGTCTGAACACCAGGGGTCACGCGGTGGACAGACGAAAATTTTCGTACTTCGAGGACTCCACCATGAAGAGGGAGATTGAGTCTGTCTGTCTCCGGGGCTGTCCGGAGGGGAGGGGGTCCGTTGATATTTCGCGGAGGGACGTGGTGGTCTACCTGAGGGATGCATTCGTGGGCCAGGATGAGGTGTACCGCCCCGAGTGGATGGTTCACACCGTCGAGGGGGACATCCGGAGCATGACCCGGATGGATGAATTTTTCGATAGAATCGTGGAGGGATTGTACGAAAAACCCGTTTCTAAAAGAACATGCATATGGCTGAGCGACTCCCTCTACATCCAGAGGAAGGGAAGTCGGCGGGATAGGCGTTCTGACGATCTGCAGTTGAAGTGGAGATACAGGTATCACTAGTTGAATTTGGTGGAATCCAGAACAATTCCCCTGCTCGCCCTGTATTGTGAAATTCTAATGGCCACGGCAGAAATTAGGATGAAGATTAATATTAGGATGGGTACGGGGGGCATGTGTTTCCGTTGTAATATCTGATGATTAAAAATATAAAATACCAGTATAGATACGGGTCATGACGAAGACCCTAAAGTTGAAAAAGTGGGATCCGGAATCGATTCCCGATGACAAGACGCTGCTGGTGATCGGAAAGAGGGGAAGTGGTAAGTCCACATTCATCGCGGATGTTCTTCACGCAAAGAAGGATAAAATTGGTTCGGCCGTCGTGATATCTGGAACCGAGGAGTCGAACGGTTTTTATTCTCGTTTCATTCCGGGTGTTTTTATTCATCACGAGTACGATTCTTCCATACTGTCCAATATATTTGATCGTCAGAGGGCCATGATAAAACAGAATAATGTACAGCCCGTCCTGTTAATCCTGGACGACTGCATGTATGACAAAAGTTTCTTCAAGGATCCACTCTTTCGAAATCTCATGTTGAACGGTCGTCACTATAAATTGTTTACCATAATATCCACCCCAGTACGCGCTGGACGTCCCCCCTTCGCCAGGAGCAATTTCGACTACTGCATTGTGTACAGGGACCCCATAAAGAGCAACCGGGAGAGACTCTACCGACAATTTTTTGGAATATTTCCCTCGATGGCCGAATTCAACGACGTGTACGACGCGTGTTCTGAGAATTTCGAGTGTCTGGTTCTGGACCAGACATCAAGATCAAATGCCATATCAGATTGTATATTCTGGTATCGGGCCAAGTTGAGGAGTCACTTCAAGTTTGGTTCTCCCTCCTTCTGGAGGGCTGCACAACAGATGATGCAGATGTCCAAGAAGAGGAAAGGCCCCCCCGAGGGTGCATCCAAGAAGAGTCAAAAAAGTACAATAATAAAAAAACTACTTTAGTTTAAGATGCAGTTGTTGTCGTACGGTGTCGAGGATTTATATCTGACTGGCGATCCCAAGATGACATACTTTGTGAAGAAAATTGAAAAATTTCACCCATTCATGATTGATGTGGTTGAAATTCCAGTGTCGGCGCCGGAGGGTCTGAATAAGGGGGGGAGGGAGTACGTGTGTCACATTCCCCAGGGGGCGGCCGACATGATCATAGATTCGCACCTGGTTCTGAGGTGGGAGAATTGCGTTAAATTTTTACCAAATGATTCAATTCACGGCGTCATCGATTACGTTGAATTGAATGCGGGGGGTCAGACCATATCGAGGTGGACGGGTGATTTCCTGACCCAGTGGGAGGAGATAACGAACGAGCCCAAATCTCATTCCGTGAACGACTACCTCTCTGGGAAGTCACTGAGTTACGACGGTGGCTCGACCGACTCCATACGCAGGGGGGGAGAAT